GTGCCGAGTTCCGGCTTTTTTATCGTTATGGCATCCCTGCTTATTGGTTCGAACGCCGTGAGCGATAGCGGATACAGATGTGATTACCAGTGCAGCAGCCAGTATCAATGTGAAGATTTTCTCGACGCACTTCCTGTGGATATTGAAAAACTACAAATCCCCGCCCCGCCAGATTACCCGGCCCAGAATGCGGTGCTCGTTGATTTCTTCATCTGATAGATTTTTGTCTGGGTACTTCGATTTGTCCGGGTTATCGCTGCTAATGATCCATCCATCACCAGCTCTCACCAGGCGCTTCACGATGTTGCCTTCGAGATTGCCCATGACAAAAATCTGACCACTCACTGGCTCTACACGCGACTTATCCATCAGCAACACATCATGGTCGGTGATGGTTGGCCACATGCTCTCGCCGTGGGCATAAATGACTTTCAGATTTTTCGCTTTAACCCCTTTTGCTCGCAACCATTCAGTTTTGAAAGCCAGGGTGTTTCGTACCACCACATGAGGGTTTTCACAGCCAGTTCCAGCAGATGCACGAGCATCGTATTGATCGATGAAAGTGTATTTCTCTCCATCGTTGTCCGAGAGCACGCAAGGCTGGGAAACCTGCGGAACGGACAATGCCTCTTTAGATTTAGAGGATTCGATTACTTCTTGAACTCGCTCTCCGGGACCTGGGCCGGCTCCGTGCTGAAGCCATTCAACGTTCACGTCGAGTGCAGTAGCTAGAGCAAGCATTTTGGCAGCTCCGGGAATGGACTCTCCGTTCATCCATTTACTGGCTGCTTTAGGTGTGACTTTAGCCATTTTGGCCAAGCGAACACCTGCCCCCCACTGAGGGATGTCTTTTGCCACTAGGGCTTTTTTCAGGCGCGCGACGAAGGCTGCCCTCAAATCTTCTATATGAACCATAGGTTCAATATCTCATGAGCTTGCATGTACTTTCAGTTCCGACTTAATATGTACTAACAGTTCATATTGGCCGGAGGGCCATGCCATGAGTGCTCTCAAAGATTCAATCACCAAGGTCGGAGGGGTAGCAAAAGCTTCGGTCATTTGCGGCGTCAGCCAGAGAGCTATCTACAAGTGGATTGCTGCCGACTCTCTACCTCGTACCGAGTACTCAGGTGAAACCCGTTATGCCTATGTGTTGGCTGCTGCTTCGTCAGGCCAGTTCACGGCCGAGTGGCTGCTTTCGGCCGCAATTCCTGGGCAAGCTTTAAAGCTCGCCAGCTAACAGCTTTCCGGTACTTACCCATACAACAAATTTTCGCCCACTCCCCCGATAGGGCGCCACGGAAATAGAGCAGAGGTTTTACGAATGGAAGATTTCCTGCGGGCCTGCCAAAGCGCTGTTTTAGATAACGAGGCGAAACCGCTAGCAGCAAAGATGGGTGTTTCGCATGTGAGCCTGCTCCAGCGCGCAAACCCGGATAACGACGCCCACCACCTGACAGTTGAGCATCTGTTCGGGATCTTGCTGCACACCGGGGATATGCGCCCATTGATAGCACTGGCAGATGAGTTCGGGTTTGACCTAATGCAGAAGATCCCACCACAAGCTCAGGGGCTCACTGCGTCCTTGGCCAGCGTTGGGAAAGAGGTAGCGGAACTCACTATTGCTATCCACACAGCGCTGGAAGACAACCACGTCAACAGCGGTGAGAAATCTCGGATACGCCAAGAGATTAGTCACGTTCGGCAGAGCCTAGATGTAATGGATGCGTCGGTTAAGGCTGCCTGAATTACAGGCAAAAAAAAGCCAGGTTCGTGGCCTGGCTCATTGCTACAACTTGCGAGGCAATCATGAATCTACAAGTCATCTCCGTCAATACCCCTACAAGTGTCGCGACACGTTTTGGTGATTCTGAAAGCGTGTCGCGCTTGAGCTCGCCGATCACCAAGAGCATCTCGATGGTCTTTGACTCAGTCGCATTGGCCGGGAAGGCGTGACATGCAATACACCGTCACGATTAACCAGGTGAAAGCGCAGGAGTGGGGTTTGAACTCACAGCAAGCTCTGCTGTTCGCTTTCGTCTACGAGTGCCCAAGCTGGGCCAATCCAATCAAGACGGACACCGGGATCTATTTTGCGCTCAGCAAGGCAAAGATAGTTGAAGAGTTGCCATTGCTTACTGACAAACCGGACACCGCTTACCGTCTTCTCAAGGCCTTGCGTGATGCAGGCCTTATCGATTTATCCAGCACTTCCAGCATCACTTTGGTTCGGCTTACTGAGAAGGCGAAAGAGTGGAATCGCAAAATCGACGGGTCGGAAAAATATCCGACCTCAGATGCTATCGATGGTCGGATAAAAATCCGATCTACCACGGATAAAAATCCGAGCAAGGTCGGAAATAAATCCGAGCCAGGGTCGGATAAATTTCCGATAAATCAGGGTACCAATTATCAGGGTACCAATCAGGTAACCAGTAATCAGGATTTGCAGAACGGCTCGGGCAAGCCGAACCGATCCGGCCTGAAACTCGTTGTTGATCGTTCTGAAGCGCCACGGGTTGAAATCCCGGCCGACATGCCAGGCCCGAAAGACCAGGCCTGCAAGACCTTCAAGGTATGGGCCAATTATGCCGTGGCTTACCGCAAGCGCTATGCGACGTGGCCGGTCTGGAACGCCAAGGCCGGTGGCCAACTGGGTCAATTGGTTAACCGTCTCGGCGTCGATGTCGCCCATCACGTTGCTGCCCACTACCTAAAAACCAGCGATGCCGCCGTTCTGCGCAAGTGCCATAGCCTCAACGAGCTGTTGGCCAACGCTGAGAGTTACCACACCCAGTGGGTGACCGGTCAGCGCATCAACGGGACCACCGCCCGCCAGATGGAACGCACAGAGGCGAACGTCACAGCTGCGGAGCAGGCTGCGCAAATGGTGCTGGCCAAGCGACAAGCAGGTGACCGCAATGAATACCTCTGAAATGAACGATCAGCAGGTCGCTGGGCTCGCTGCCGCAATTTGCGCGACTGCAGAGGCCATGGGGCAGGAAATGAACCCGGGTACTGCAGCGATGATGGCCGAGGATCTCTGTGTGTACTCGGTGCCTGTGGTCAAAGCTGCGCTGAAGGCTTGCCGCTTTGAGGTGAAAGGTAAGTTGGCCATGACTGACATTCTTCAGCGGGTGCAATCCGCAGACGGTCGTCCGGGCAAGGATGAGGCATGGGCCATCGCAATGACCACCAACGATGAATTTGAAACCGTGGTGCTGACTGACGAAATCCAGCTAGCGCTGGCCGCCGCAAAACCTGTTCTCGATGCTGGCGACAAGGTCGGTGCCCGCATGGCATTTATCAGCGCTTATGAGCGATTTGTGAGGCGGGCCCGCGAAGACACGAAGCCGGTCAACTGGCACGTATCCGTGGGCTTCGACGCCGACCGCCGTATTCAGGCCGTCACCCGGGCTGTGCAGATGCAGCGTATCCCCCAGGAGCGCGGCCAATTGAATCTAGCCGACCTGACACACGAGCCTGTCAGCGAGGATGGTCGTGCCATTGCCGGGTTGCTCACGGGTTCACCTTGCCAGCCTACCGGTGAGGTCCGCACCAAGCTGGATGCGATTCGCGCCGACCTGGCCCGCAAGCGAAAAGAAAAGGCGGATGCTCGTGAAGCAGAGCGTTGCCGAGCTCTGACTGAACTTAATCTTCGTAAAACCCATTTGATCAGCCAAGCGGCTGCCATCCAATCCAAGGAGGCCGCCCATGGCCGATGATGTCGATTTTGCAGATGCGCGTATTGAAAAAGAGCTGGCGTCAGCTCTTGCGGCTCGTGTGATTTACAGCGGTGAGAGCGCCCTTGAATGTGAGTGCGGGGAGGAAATCTCCGAAGGACGCCGTCTCGCAGTTCCAGGTGTTCGTGATTGCATCACTTGTGCTGAGCTATCGGCGTTGAGATTGCGGGGTGTTCGCCGTGGCTGAAGTCGCATTGATCCGCACTGCGCAAGGGCTGGTACCGGCAACTGAGGCGGACCGCGAACTGACCCAGAAGTGGAAGTTGGGCCAAGTCATTCACGGCAAGTTCACCAAAATGCGCAACGCGAAATTTCATGGCAAGTTTTTCTCCATGCTGGATCTGGCATGGGAGTACTGGGAGCCTGTCGGCGGGCTGATTCCGCGGCAGGAGCTTCGCGGTATCCAAGGGCTGGCCAAGTTCTTCGAAGCGCAGAGTGGAAAGCCCGGGCAGTTATCGGATGCAGTGGCGGCGTATATCTCAGGTCTTGAGTTTGCCCGGGCTGAGCGCTTCCCAGCGGTTGATAAAAGCCGCGAAGCCTTTCGTGAGTGGGTGACGATCGAAGCTGGCCACTTCCACCTAGTGCATACCCCTGAGGGTATTCGCAAAGAGGCCAAGTCGATCAGCTGGGCCAACATGGATGACCTCGCATTTGAGCCGCTTTACCGCGACGTGTTCAACGCCTGCTGGCGACTGGTGCTGTCCGCGCACTTTGAAACGGAGCAGGACGCTTTGAGTGCTGCGGATCAGATTGGGGGTTATGGATGAGCATCTCCTCAAGGCAGCCCAAGCCTAAGAAGTGCCGAGTTGCCACGTGCGGGGCTTCATTCAATCCTGCACGTTTGGGCCAGGCCGTATGCAGTCCTGCCTGCGCGATTCTGGATGCTCCGATGAACCTGGAGAGGGCGCGCAAGTCGCTGGCAAAGGTCGAGCGCCGGGAGATCAAGGTTCGTAAGGAGAGGCTGAAGAGCAGGGCGGATCACCTGCGCGAGGCTCAAGCCGTATTCAATGAGTGGGTACGGCTGCGCGACGCCGATCTACCTTGCGTTAGCTGCGGTCGCCACCATGACGGCCAATACCACGCAGGCCATTGGCGCTCTGTAGGAGCGAACCCAGAGTTACGTTTTGAGCCACTGAACGTATGGAAACAGTGCGCTCCATGCAACACGCATCTGTCCGGTAACCTGGTGAATTACCGAACTTCGCTCCTAGAGAGGATCGGTGCTGAAAAGGTGGCTTGGCTGGAGAGGCCTCATCCGGCCCGTAAGTACACCGTAGATGAGATCAAGACAATTAAGTCTGATTACCGAGCAATGATCAGAGAGCTGAAGAGGGCGGCAGCATGACCTATCGCAACGTGGTATCTGCAGTAGTTCGGGCGCTCGCCGCCGAAAGCATCAACTCCACAGGTGGCTGTGACTTTGAGCCCAAGGTGCAATGCGCAAAGCAGAAAGGTCAAATCGTTGGCAAGGAGGCTTCGTTTCTTCTGGATTGCTGGGTGTTCGGGCGTCTGCATAAAGCGCTTAATCAGCAGCACTGGCGTGTATTGGTGGCAAAGTACTCGACGCATGTTGAGCGCAAACACACTGCTATCGCGGAGCTGACACGGTCTGTAGGATCGCCAGCACCTAAACGCTTCCTGCACTGTGCCGTGGTGACCTGGGCACTACCTAAGCGTCCCGGAATGGACGGAAAGCGCTCCACGAACGTATTGCCCGCAGGCTGGTACGAGATGGACAATTGGTCCGACGAGCCTTATCCGATCAAGACCCAGGAGCGGTGGCGGCGAGAGATTCGCAAGGCACTGGAGCGAGAGGTGGATGAGGCTTTGTTGTTGGCTCAAGTGCTACTGGATGCAGAAGGACTCATTGAAACAAAAGCTGCTTGACTTAGATTGAGCCACTGATCCAATATACATCCATCCTGTTATTCCTGCGTGTGTAGGAGTAAGCCGAAAATAGCCTCGCCAGAGAAATCTGCCGGGGCTTTGTTGCATTCGGCCTAGGAGGTTTTATGCCAAGAGCACAACGTCGACACGACACTTCACGTATCAAGGCGCGTTTTTACAGAAAGCAGCGGGGGAATGCCTGCTGGACAACTGACCCGCGCAATGCCGGGCTGTTCTCCAATCATGGCAAAGTTTGCTCCTGTTGGATGTGTGGCAATCCGCGCAAGCAGGGGGAGCTCACACTTCAGGAAAAACTTGCGAATCTACAGCACGGCAATTGATTTTTGCCCGACTCTATTGTCGGGTTTTATATGCCTCAACGTAAGCCTAGATGGTATCTCAACTGTGCCCACCGTGGTGATACTCCGATAAGGTTAACTGCATTTTCTGTCGTGCCATACTTGTCAATTGGATCATCATGTTGATCAGGCCAAGTGGAAAATCCGCATACAATAACGGCAGAGGTCAACTCAATCCTTCCATTGGCTGACTGCCTGAAGTAGTCAGGGTGAGATGTGCCCAATTGCTCCAGTTTTAAAGAAAATTGATTGCGCCAGTGCATTTCATGGCTCGCACATTCTTGAAGCAAAAGCGGATCATTTATCCTTGACTTTGTACTTTTGAACTCTTCGATGAGTCTTGCAGATGTCAGCCAATTGAAGCGACTCCGGGGCGGGACATTTAATGCGCTGTTGCCTCCCGTAAGTGCCGCATAAGCGCGCTCAAGCGTAGTCGTCGCATGGTTTAAAAGGCGCGAATTTTCTTGTTGTGAGTCTTCTCTTTCTCGAATAGAGGTGGACAGTGTTTCATTCTGTTGAATCGCTTCGCGGGCGGCCTTTGCGCTAACTGCACTAGTAATCGCTGATGTCGCGGCAGCCACTGCTGCTACAGCAGTAACTACTAACGTCCAGTCGTTAACATCCATTCTATTTACCTTAGATTCGTCTCGTCCTTTGAGCCTGCTTCAAAATCTCAGCCATCGTCAATAGGTCCGAGTATGGATTTTTTTCACCGCATGCTCGACAAGCTCGATTGGGCAATTGCTGGGCTACTCGGGGCTGTAGCTGCCGCTTGGTGGCACCGAGACGACTTAGTTAACCGTAAAGCCTGGGCTGTATTTATCTTTTCGGGCGCTGTCTGCGCTCATTACCTGACCGGTCTAGTCAGTGCTTACTTCGAAATTGATGAGCCTCGCAGCGTGGCCGGTGTCGGCTTCCTGCTGGGTACCTTCGGCGGATCGCTGATTGCTGCGATAACCCGAGCTATCAAAACTGCTGATCTGTGGGCGTTGATCCGCCAGCGGTTCGGGGGAGGTGGTCCATGATCCTCGAATACATCAACGCCTATTCCGCTGGCGTCATTGCGCTATGGGCTACCTGGTGCATCTTGAGCGGGAAGGTTCGCGACGGGGTGGTGGGCAAGATCATCTACGCGGTGATTGCCTTGAGTGGCTACTCGATCCTGGCCCGCAATGAGCGAATGTTCTTTTCGCCAACGATTGCCGGGACGACGCTGTATGTCTCGCTCGCTCTGGCGGGTACCCGGCATTGGTTCATGGTCATGTACTGGCCACAAACCAAAGCATGGCTTTGCCGCAAGCTTCACTGCGAGCACTGCTTGCGATGTGACAGGACAACAGGAGGTGTCGAGCAACCCAACAAGTAATCCGCACCTTGAACACATAAAAGGCAATATGCCGGCATTGGCTGTTTTTTGATGCGCGCCTTGGTGACATCAAGCTACGACTGTTTATTCTTGAAGAGGTGATGGTGTAAAGTCCCCACTACAGAAATCATAGGAGTGAGCGAACCTGGCAGAACACGACCTGCACCACGGCACCTGTTACAACGGTGATCGGGAACTACGCCCCAGTAACCATTAACCAGACCAACGTCAGCAAATGTGAAAACCAGGTAGGGGATTCAATTTCCCCTAGCGAAAACAAGAGAAACACATCACCTACTAAATCCCATCATGGAGGGACGAAGATGAAAAAACGCACCCAAGGTAACAAGTCGAAGTTTAGAAATGTAACCGCAGGCGTTGTGATGCTGGGATCGCTACTGGATGTGTTTGGTGTACATTCCGCTCAATCCTATGATTTTTGATTTAGAACTTCTCCTGCCTCGCTAAGCCCCATCGAGGCCCTGCAGAAATATGGGGTATGACCATGACGAGGCCATACCCCAGCGCCATTGCTGGGCCTATCCGATCTGTCCGACTTTGGTATCCGCTTGACCCCGGCCTCCGATGTTTGGGGATGGCTCCAAGCCCAGATTCTTACCGACTCCGACAGTAACCATAACGAAGACCATGCCCACCTATTGGATGCCGATATCCGAGTCACGTGGGCGTCGTCTAGTGCTGCTGAGGCTGTGCGCATGCTCAAGAAGCGTGATACCGCAACTGGCGGTCCGGTAAGAATGCTGGTGAGCAGACGAGGAGCTGGCGCTTGTTGATGTGCTGCCGGATACCAGAAAAGGGTAGGAGTGCCGCAGGTAAGTGCGGCACTGTTGATTCACTCTGTGTCGAGCATCCGTTGCGCCACACCTTGCAGGTAAGTGATCAGGTGTTCGACCTGGTCAAATGAGGTTGCTAGCGGATAGTCACCGAGAACAGCCCTCAAGATGTCGTGGTGATCAACATAGAGAACATCGCCATCGATGTAAGAGATGTACTCAGTATTCGAAAGGCCGCGCATCGTTGGGATGTCTATCGCATTGGCGCCATATTCGATCGTCACATCAAGCTTTATGAATTCACCTTGCCAGTCAGTAGGGGGGCTTCACCAATATCGGCAAAGCACCACCATTTCAATCCCCTCCCAAGCTCTACCTGAGATATTTTATGATAATCAAACAACCCGACTGGGAGGCAATCGAACGTGCCTACCGGGCCGGGTTGCTTTCCATCCGAGAGATCGCATCCACCCAGGGCATCACCCATGGCGCAATCAATAAGCGCGCAAAGCGTGATGGCTGGGAGCGAAACCTCAAAGCTAAGATCCAGGCCAAGGCTGATGCGCTGGTATCCAAACGCGCGGTATCCACTCTGGTATCCACCAAACAGGCGGATACTGAAAGAGAGATCATCGAGGTCAACGCAGAGGTCATTGCGAGCATCCGCATGGCTCACCGTGGAGACATCTCCCGCGGCCGGCGACTCACCAACAAGTTGCTGGATGAGCTGGAAGGCCTGACCGACAACCGTCATCTGTTCGATGAACTGGGTAAGTTGATGCGTTCCGAGGACGACAAGGGCCAGGACAGGCGCAATGATCTTTATCAGAAGATCATCGACCTACCCGGGCGCTCCAAGACCATGAAGGAAATGGCTGAGACGCTGAAGACCCTGATCGCGCTGGAGCGCCAGGCCTATGACCTCGACACCAAAACCGGCAATAGTGATGCCGACGAACTCTCGAAACTGATGGACGATCTATCGAAGGAAGCCTGACATGAAGCCCGAGCACTTGAAGCTGCTCCGGGACAAGCGTTGGCGGATCAACAATCTCTACTTCATCACCGACAAGCAGGGCAAGAAAGTCCGCTTCCGGATGACGGACGAGCAGATCGAGTACTTCGAGGGGATGCACACCCGCAACATCATCTTGAAGGCTCGCCAGCTTGGCTTCACCACAGAGTGCTGCATCATCCAGCTCGACGCCGCGCTGTTCGAATCGGCCAAGTGCGCCCTGATCGCTCACACCCTGAACGATGCCAAGCGCCTGTTCCGTAAGAAGGTCAAATACGCCTATGACAACCTGCCTGCCGAGATACGCGCTGCCAACCCTGCTTCTAACGATGCTGCTGGTGAGCTTGTCTTCAGCAAGGGCGGATCGCTCTACGTGTCCACATCCTTCCGGGGCGGGACTCTACGGTTCTTGCACGTATCCGAGTTCGGGAAGATTTGCGCCAAGTTTCCTCACAAGGCCCGAGAGATCGTCACCGGCGCCTTCGAGGCTGTCGCCACGGATTGCTTCGTCACGATTGAGTCGACGGCGGAGGGCCGGGCGGGCTATTTCTTCGATTACTCGCAGAGCGCTGAGCGTCAGCAACTGGCCGGTATTCCCCTGGGCCTGCTGGACTGGAAGTTTTTCTTCTTCTCCTGGTGGAAGAACAAGGCCTACTGGCTTGACCCAACTGACGTGGTCATCCCGCAGCGCCTGACCGACTATTTCAACGAACTGCACGTCAAGCACGAGATCGTCACTAATGATGGCCAGCGCGCCTGGTACGCAGCCAAGGAGAAGACGCTCGGCGACGACATGAAGCGGGAGTACCCATCGATCCCTGTCGAAGCCTTCCAGCAGTCGGTCGAAGGCGCCTATTACGCCCAGCAACTGACCAAGCTTTACGCTCAGCAGCGTATCGGCGTGATCCCGAGCAACAGCCACTTGCCGGTGATGACCTTCTGGGACATCGGCGTCGGCGACTCCACGGCCATCTGGTTCGTGCGCCAGGTAGGCGAAGAGTTTCACATCATCGATTACTACGAGAACAGCGGCGAAGGTTTGCGGCACTACATGAAGGTGCTTAAGGGTAAGGGGTACACCTACTCCGAGCACTGGGGGCCACACGACATTGATAACCGGGAATTCGGCAGTGATGCCAAAACTCGCCGGGAGCTGGCCCGCGAGGGCTACGACATCGACGGACAGAAATACAGCATGTCGTTTCAGGTCGTACCGAAGCTCGGAATCAACGATGGCATTGAGCAGGTACGCGAGATCCTGCCCAAGTGCGTGTTCGACGAATCGAAGTGCGAGGAAGGTATCGCCTGCCTTGAGAACTATCGCAAGGAATGGGACGACAAGCGCGGCTGCTGGAAAGACAAGCCGCTTCACGACTGGACCTCTCACGGCTCAGACGGATTTCGGTACTTCGCTGTCGCCAAGAGCGCGAGAAAGCCGGTCACATCAATCAAAATGGGATACGCCCGATGAGCAACGACGTCTCCTTCAAACGGGCGGAATACATCGAAGTGCTGGATCGGTGGGCTTCAGTACGCGATGTCTGCGCAGGTCAGCACCGTGTTGTCTCTCGGCTGCCGTACATCAACGCTCACGACAAGTCGCCTGAGAACGCTGACCGCAACAAGGCCTATCGCGAGCGAGCAGTATTCAAAAACGCCACGGGGCACACGCGTAACGGGTTGTTGGGTCTGGCATTCCACAAAGACCCAAACCTCACAGCGCCGAAGAAGCTTGAGTACCTTCAGGACAACGCCAACGGCTCTGGCGTGAGCATTTATCAGCACTCTCAAGGCACGCTGGAAAAGGTGCTTGAGGCTGGTCGTCATGGTCTCTACGTTGATTACCACCAGGACGAGGGGGCAGGTGGTCACTCAGTGATTCTGTCGTACTGCGCCGAGGACATCATCAATTGGCGCACCGCTATGGTGAACGGTCACAACGTTCTGACACTGGTTGTGCTGCGGGAGTCGCCAGAAGTCGCTGACGGGTTTGGTTACAAGACTGTTGAGCAATACCGGGAGTTGGCCCTGGAGCCCGATGGCTTCGTTTGCCGCGTCTGGCAAAGAGCCGGGCCGGAAGGTGGTGGCCCGCTGGCGGTTATCGATACGTTCACCCCTACGGGTGTTGCAGGACGGTTGAAAGAAATCCCGTTCACCTTCGTTGGTGCACAGAACAACGATCCAACCATCGATGAGTCACCGCTCTACGACATCGCCATGATCAATCTGGGGCATTACCGCAACAGCGCTGACTACGAAGACAGTGTCTTCTGGTGTGGCCAGGCCCAGCCATTTATCTCGGGGCTTGATGAGAACTGGCGCGATCATATGGAGAAAAACGGCATCTACGTTGGCTCCAGGGCGCCGATGTTGCTTCCCGCGGGAGGAGCCTTCGCCTATGCACAACCACTGCCTAACACATTGGTTAAAGAGGCCATGGCCGACAAGAACCAAATGATGATCGAGCTGGGCGCCCGAATGGTTGTGGCGTCGATGTCGTCCAAGACAGCTACCGAGGCTCGCAGCGATCAGTCCGCATCAACATCCGTTCTGGCCGGCTGCGTAGCCAACGTCAGTGAGGCTTACACCCAGGCAATCATGTGGTGCGGCGCTTACATGGGCATTACCGAGGAAGTCGCCTATCAGATCAACCAAGAGTTCGTGGAGCTGACGGCTGATCCGCAGATGATCACAGCGTTGGTTGGGCTGTGGCAGAACGGCGGGTTCGCCAAAGCAGACCTTCGGGCCTACCTGCGCAAACTTGGTCTGATAGCCCCGGAGCGCACAGACCTGCAGATCGATAGCGAACTGCAAGAGCAGGGCGATGGTCTTGGTCTGGATGATGAGGATCAACCTAATGGCAGCAAACCAAGCGATCTTTGACGCGACGATCCGGCACGCGGTGTTCCTCGAAAAGCTGAAAGCAGGAGAGGTCGTTAAGTTCGCTCCTTTCCTCAAGGAGATTGACCGGGCAATACGTGAAAGGCTCACCAAGTCAGATTTGACCGAGTACAACGTCAAGCGGCTCGAGGCGCTGCTGAAGGAAGTCGACAGCTTGCTGCTGGCTATCTTCGATCGCTACAGCGCGCAGTTAAATCTCGACCTGGTGGACATTGCCAACTACGAGGCTGAGTTTGAGGCTACAAGCCTGGTCAGATCCGCACCGGTGGGTCTTTCATTGGAAATGGCGGTACCGACTGCTGCTGCGATCCGCGCCGCAGTTCTGACGAATCCCCTCAGTGTGCGTGGTACCGCTGGTGGGAAGCTGCTTAAGACCTTCATCAAGGGCTGGATCGTCGCGGAGCGCGAGCGTGTGGCTGGCACGATCCGGCAAGGCTTTTTCGAAGGGCGGACGAACTTCCAGATTATTCGTAACGTTCGCGGTACCAAGGCGGCCGGCTACAAGGATGGCATCCTGGCGACCACCAACCGCAATGCAAGCACGGTCGTGCACACAGCAATCCAGCACGTGTCGTCACAGGCGCGTATGGAGGTGGCCAAGGCGAATACCGACGTGGTGCTTGAGATCCAGATGATTGCCACGCTGGACAGCAAGACCAGTCAGCTGTGCCGCTCGATGGATAAGCGCAAGTTTCAGGTTGATGCCGGGCCAAGGCCCCCGTTCCACCCGAATTGCCGCACAACCTTCATTCTGCTCACCAAGCTCAGTGAAATGTTCGTAAAGGGCGCAACGCGGGCTTCAGTAGGTACCAACGGAGGTCAGCAAGTAGGTGCTGACCTGGACTATTACCACTGGCTTCAGCAGCAGCCAGCAGCGTTCCAAAGCGAAGCCCTTGGGCCAACCAGGGCTAGGCTGTTCCGTGAAGGTGGCTTAAGTGTTGAGCGTTTCGCAGAGCTACAACTGGATCGCAACTTCGCCCCCCTGACATTGGCGCAGATGAAGGGGCTAGAGCCGCTGGCATTTGAGCGAGCCGGGATCTGAGTCACTCACATTTTTGGCGCTGTTTATCGAGCGCATTTAGCGCATCGTAGAAAGCTGTGGGCCACTTTCCAAAGGACTCATCGATTGTCTCCATCGCCGCGTCCTCATCTAGCTTGTGCATTGAGGCAAGAGCTCCCGCGCGAACTGAGTTGGAAATCATCATTGATCTGAGTCCAAGTTCCGGCGGGGCATATGCCGCCATCACAATCCCTGCCTTGATGAGCGGGCCCGCATTCTCTGAAAGTTCACGGGCTGTAGAGGTTTTGGGAAAAATTGAATAATTGAGCATGTCACCCATTGCGGCAAGAAAAGTCTCACCTTTCTCCCGGAGAAGTTTTTCCTGTGTGTCTATCCGCTGGATGCACGCGTTCTTCTGACTCAATGATGCTGTTTGATAGCTTGTTAGCCAAGTAAAGGTACTTGTGGCAAAGACTCCAATCAGCGTGCACGCGACGGGAAATATGATACTGAATTTGCTGGAGTTTGCTGCTTCGCTCATTGGATTTCTATCCGACTGCTCACTTTATTAAGCATAAGTGAAACCGAGATTCTAATTAAACACGCTCGCACTTAGCGAGTTCTTTTGTGCCCAAAAAACGGGCCGACCATACCCAAGGGGTGCATCAACGTGGCAGAAGAAAACGAAATCGACCTGGAAAATCCGGCAATCAAGGCCGCTATCGCGACTGCCGTTGAAGCCTCCGTAACCGGGCTGAAAACCAAGAACACCGAACTGCTGGGCAAGCTGAAGGACACTTCCACCAAGCTGACTCAATTCGAGACCCAGTTTGAAGGCATCGATATCGACGCCGTCAAAGGCCTGCTCAGCCGCGCCGGCCAAGATGAAGAAACCAAGCTGCTGACCGAGGGCAAGGTTGACGAGGTCTTCAACCGCCGCACCGAGCGCCTGCGGGGTGACTACGACAAGCAGTTGAAGACCATTACCGAGCGCGCCGAGAAGGCAGAATCCTTCGCCGCCAAGTTCCAGGGCAAAGTCCTGGGCGACTCGGTCCGCGGCGCAGCACTGAAGGCCGGCGCACTGCCGGAAGCAACCGACGACATCATCCTGCGCGCCAAGGGCGTGTTTACCCTCAACGAAGATGGCGAAGCAGTCGCCGTTGATGATTCCGGCCAGACCATCCTCGGCAAAGACGGCAAGACCCCTCTGACTCCGCTCGAGTGGGCGGAATCTCTGCGTGAAAGCGCACCTCACTTGTGGCCAAGGGCTACAGGCACATTTGCCCCGGGCGGGGGTAGCGGCAAGGCTGCATTCAAGCGCTCCGAAATGACCTCCGAGCAGAAGCGCGACTACCAGCGCAAGCACGGCCAAACCGCATACCTGCAATTGCCCAAGTAAGGGGATTGACCCATGGCTACAACTGTTAACAGCGACCTGATCATCTACAACGATGAGGCGCAAACCGCATACCTGGAGCGTGTCCAGGATAACTTGGACGTGTTCAACGCATCTTCCAACGGTGCGATGGTGCTCGACAACGAGATGATCGAGGGCGACTTCCGCAAGCGAGCCCTCTACAAGCTCAATGGTTCCCTGGAACACCGCGACGTCAACTCTGAAGGCAAGGTAACCGCCAAGAAGATCAGCGCCGGTGAAGCGGTTGGCGTTAAGGCTCCCTGGAAGTACGGCCCGTACCAGACCACCGAAGAGGCTTTCAAACGCCGCGGTCGTCCGGTCGAAGAGTTCTCCCAGATCGTAGGTGCCGATGTTGCCGATGCGACCCTTGAAGGTTTCATTGAGTACGCTACTGCCGGCCTGCGCGCAGCGATCGGCTCCAACGCTGAAATGGTGGTTGAAGCCAATATCGAAACCGACGGCAAAAAGACGCTGACTCGCGGTATGCGCAAGTTTGGCGACAAGTTCGGCCGCATCGCGCTTTGGGTGATGCACTCCAGCGCCTATTTCGACATCGTTGATGAAGCGATCACCAACAAGATCTACGAAGAAGCTGGTGTCGTGATCTACGGCGGCCTGCCGGGCACCCTTGGCAAGCCGGTTCTGGTGACCGACAAAGCCCCAGTGGACGTGATCTTCGGCTTGCTGCCAAACGCCATCACGATCACCGAATCCCAAGCTCCAGGTTTCCGTTCGTACGAAGTGAACGACGAAGAAAACCTCGGCATCGCTTACCGCGCTGAAGGCACCGTGAACATCGATGTGCTGGGTTACAGCTGGAAAGCCACTACTGGCGGTTCCAACCCAACTCTGGCTGCCGTTGGTTCCGCGGCCAACTGGGTCAAACACGCGGGCAGCAACAAGGTCACTGCTGGCGTGATGATCAAGCTGACTGCAACGCCTCCTGAGGCCGCCGCTTAAGCCCCAAACTCATTGCGCGGTCAGCGATGGCCGCCTTGGAGATATACATGGAACTGACTTACAGCAATCAACTTCAGGGCTTCGATCCGGACAAGCGTTATCGAAACCCGGAACACTTTGATAAGCCAGAAGCTGGTGTTACCAGCGTAATCGTAATGGGCAACTGGCCCAATGTGGTTGCTGCTTATGAGGCAGTCGGCATCGAAGTAGCGGTAGAAGACTGTGCGCCGGTGCTGATAGTTGATGGCGACTGTCAGCTGGATCAGGCAGAACTGATTGGCATGCTGCGCGCAGAAAGCGACACTCTTCGAACACTGATTGTCGGTCTTGAAGCAGGAGAGATGGAGCGGCCAGAGGCTGGCGAGCTCGCGATCCGTCTGTTTGATGCGCTCGACGTGATTCGCTTGCAGATAAACGAGCTTGCAGATCAGCGCAATCACCTTGCACAGGAAAACGAAAGGCTCAAGGCCGAGGTAAACGCTTTCAAGCCTGCCGAAGGTGGCGAGATAGAAGTGCTGAAGGCGAAGCTCGACGCCGCCAACGTGAGTTACCGCGCCAACGCCTCTAAAGACGCACTGGAAAAGCTCGTTGCTGATCTGCCCAAGACCTAATCATGCGAGGAGTCGGAATTTCCGACTCTCCAGTTTTTAAATCCATTCCAGCGAGTTGGATCATGACGCTCATCATTGAGGACGGTACCGGCAAGCCTGACGCCGAAAGCTATGCAACCGCCGACGAGTTGGCTCTGTACGCAGTGAAATTTGGCGTGGTGATTCCTGCTGACGTTCCAGCGCATGAGGCATTGTTGCGTCGGGCTGCTTTGGCTATGGATGGCATGACATGGAAGGGGCGCAAGACAAGAAGTGAGCAGGCTTTATCCTGGCCGCGCAGGGAAGTGCATCTGGATGGTGAGAACAAGGCAGCCAATTACCTACCCGCGCGTATCCAGTACGGGCAGTTGGCCTTGGCAGCTGAGATCCATCAGGACGACATTGACCCGGTGGAAAAGCGCAAAGGGGCCGTGACCTTGGAGCGTGTTGAAGGGGCTGTGACACGCGAATATGCAACGATCCCGAGTACCAGCAAGCGGCTATTGCCTGCCGCACCGGACCGGCCCAGTGCGACTCAGTTTGCTGATTACTTACAGCGACGAGGCTTGTATGCGGTGCGCTGTTAGAGCGCTACACACCCAGTTGTTCGATGAAGGCTTTCCCTTGTATTAAATTCGGAAGGTAATCCGAGTGACGCCATTCTTCGGCCAGGTCCAGCATATTTTGGGCGTCAAATGGAAGGCAAAGAGGAACATAGGTATTACAAATAGTCCGTATGTTGGGCTCTGCACGGGTGCCCAACAACGCCGACTCAATCACATCCCTTAGTTTGAGTTTCAAGGGCAACTTATCGCTTGAGTTTGCAATGGTGGCTGCCTGTAACCGGTGACATGCAGCCGCGATCAGGTCGGCCTTTTGTTGATTGTTCATTTGGTACCAAGAGCTATCGAAGATATGGCATTTTACGAAGAAATGGCCGTAATGGCTCTGGAGATGATCCCGGAGTTCGGCCAGCCCGTGACCCTCATCAAGACGGAATCGGGCGAGTACGATCCCGAGACGGGTGGAGAATCGCCGGGCGAAACTTTGGAGCAGATCGCCCAAGGAATAATGCTCGACTTCACCGGCCAAGAATTTCAGAGCAACAGCCTCATCAAGCAGGGCGACAAGAAGCTCAAGATCGCCGCGCAGGGGTTGGAGTGGGCGCCTGACTTGCTCAACAAAATAGTGGTTCAAGGTCGCGTCTGGTCAATCATCCCCCCTCTGAAAGAAATCAACCCTGCCGGAACGCCAATTCTCTACGAGTTGCAGGTGCGATCATGAGCAATCGTTATGCGGGTAAAAACGGTAGCTTCTCTGCTCAAATTCAGGCTTTCGCGGATCGCGCAAAAGGTGCGATCGATGGTGCGATGCGCGACATCATCATCAACATAGGCAACAGCGTTATCACGATGTCGCCTGTAGGCAATTCTGATATCTGGAAGATCAACAAGATCAGTAGCGAGTACAACCAGGCTGTCGCCGAACACAATGAAAACCTGCGCCAAAACCCGCAAAACTTCGATAGGCGGGGCTACCTCAAGAGAGGTCTGAAGCTCAAAGACGGCATGGGAATACGCGCTCCCCTGGGCTACATCGGCGGTCGCTTTCGCGGTAACTGGATGTTCAGTATCGGTTCGCCTGACACCTCGACGGTGGACCAGGTCGACCCAGGTGGTAGTCGTTCCATGGCGCGCATCGTCAACGGTGCTTTGCATTTCAATTCAGGGGAGACGGCTTACATCACCAACTCTCTGCCGTATGCCATTCCGTTGGAGTACGGGCACTCGACACAGGCGCCGAATGGCATGGTGCGTATCACCTTGGCCAACTTCCAGAAAATAGTCGAAGAAGCCATCAGGAATAATCAGGCATGAGCCATAAGATCGTCCGTTCGCTACTCGAGGCGCGACTGGCTGCTTGGGCAAAGTTGCAGAAGCCGGCGCTGCGTATTGCCTTTCAAAACGTGGCATTCAAGCCTGTTGAAGGCGAAATCTACCTGCGGGCTTTCTCGATTCCTGCCCGTACAGGGAGCGACGACATCGCCGGGAAGCATCGGGTTTATACCGGGCTGTTTCAAATCACTATCGTCACACCTGCCGGAATCGGTACCGGTGCGGGCGAGGGACTGGCAGAGGACTTGGCTGCTTTGTTTGCACTCAATGATCGATTAAGTCGGGGGGACTTCACGGTGCTGGTGATGACCCCTGTCGAGCCTGGTCCTGAGCAACAAGAAGACACAGGCTATGCGCTACCTGTGTCGTTTCAGTACCGGGCTGACACCTTTTAACCCGCCCATTGGGCAACTCCGTAACCCGCCTTGAGCGGGTTTTGTTATTTCTGAGAGAGGTAAAAACCATGGGCTACAAACTCCCCAACGGCGGCACATTCCAGCACGCCGCCACCTATGCTGCGGCGCTGGCGTTTACCGCAATCAGTAATGCCACCGAGGCTGTGGCCACCGTGGCAGATGCCGATCTGGAAGTGGGTGATATCGTGTTGGTCGAGTCCGGCTGGAGCACTCTTAATGGGCGAGTGGTGCGCGTCAAAGCCGCGACCGCGGTGTCGATCACTCTTGAGGATATTGACACTTCGGACACGCAAAGCTTCCCGGCTGGCTCCGGAGGCGGAACCCTGAAGAAGATCGAAACATGGGTGCAGATTCCGCAAGTCTCCGACGTGGCGTTTTCCGGTGGCGAGCAGCAGTACACGGATGTGGTCTTTCTGGAAGACAAGCAAGGCCGCCAGGTGCCTACCGATAAATCGGCAGCTAGCATGACGTTGACCATTGCCGATGACCCGGGCAAGCCTTTTGTGAAGGTTCTGGAAGCCGCGGACGCTGGTCGCAAGATCGAAGCTGCGCGTCTTAACCTCCCGGGCAACGATACCATTTTCTATGGTGCCTACACCTCGTTCTCCAAGCAGCCAACGGTGGCGCGCAACAACGTGCTGACCCGAACCGTCAACTTGGCCCTGCAGGCCGAACCTACTCGTTACATGGCGTAAGGGGCAGTTATGGCCAAGTTCAAAATTGCACAGAACCCGACCTTCAAGGCAGACGTAGAGATTCCGCGTGTGGGCGGTCAGGTGATCAAGGTCCCGTTTGAATTCAAATATCGCGACCGCAAGGCGCTGGCTGCGCTGTTTCTCAGTTGGCAGGAAACCTTGAAAGCCGACGAGGCCCGGTTCAAGGAGATGGGAGCTGAGCTGACCATCGTTGACCTGACCGAGGCAGGTATCGAGCGTCAGGTCGAACAAGTCGAAGCGCTGGTGGCTGGTTGGGGGTTCGATGACAAACTCAGCCAGGCTTCAATTCGGGCCCTGGTCGAAACATCGGCCGGCGCCGGGGACGCCATCGTCAAGGCCTATCAGCAGGCCTTCGACCCGGCCCGCCTGGGAAACTGATCGAGGTCGGTCGCGCTCTGTACGAGCCATCTATTTCGGCCACGCAGCTCAGCATGTTCGGGCTTTCCCCGGGCGACTGCGACGACACCTTTGAGGTGTGGTCCGACAACTGGCCCGCCTTCCGGCTGTTCGAAGCAATGACCACTCAGTGGCGGACAGGGGCATGCGGCGCGACCGGCCTCGACTACTCGGCGATCTACGACACGGCAAGCCTTTCGGGTTTTACCAAAAAAGCCACCATCAAACTCTTCCCTGACCTTCGCGTATTGGAGGCCGAAGCCATGCTCGCCATGTCTGAGCAAATGAACAAAGGATGACGGCATGACCGATATTGCTAGCCTCGGCATTGAAGTCCAGACCGGCGATGTCACCAAGGCCGGCGCCGAACTCGACAAGTTCGCCCAGGCTGGCGAGAAAGCGGAAAAGGCTGCAGAAGGGATTGGCCAAAGCTTTGCTAAGGCTTCGACGGCAGCAACCGGATTGGCTGGCGCCGAAACCAAGCTCGGTGAAAGCACAGAAGATGCGAAAGTTCGACTGCTGGCTATGGCCAGGGCTTCGCTGGATTCCAGCGAGTACCTGAAGAGTCTGGCATCCAGTGTTAGCTCCAGCACTTCGGCAATGGACGCCGCCCGTGCGACCACAACCGACTATGCCGCGCTTAATCGAAGACTCAAGGCCGACTCCGATGCACTGGTTGGCACCGTCGACAAGCAAGCAGATGCCAGTCGCTTGGCTGCTGCTACAACTGGCGTACAGGCAGAAGGCTTGGCGAAGTTGCTGGGTCAAATCAACCCGACCACGGCAGCACTGGCGCGTCTCGACGAACAACAGCGTCAACTCAACCAGCACCGGGCCGCGGGCAATATTGATAAGGACGGGTTTAAAGCCTACTCGGCGGATATCGAAGCCGCTCGCGGGAAAATCAAAGGTTTCAATGACGAATCCGTCAAAGCCAAAGACGCCACCGACAGTTTCGGCTTGAGTACCCGCGGCGCCCAGCAAAACGTCCTGCAACTGATCAATGCGTTGTCTTCGGGCAACTGGAGCAGCGGTCTTCACGCCATCGCCCGGCTTGGGATCGGTGCCGGTATCTCTGGCGCGGGTATTTCCTCGCTGTTCTCAGGCGGTGCTGGCGCTGCTGCTTTGGGCGAGTCGCTGGCGAGCATTGCGGACAAGTCCAAGGATGTTGCTGAGAACGCAGGGGAGGCCGGAGAGAGCATTTCCGATCTCGCTGAGAAGTCCAATACCGCAGCCGAGTCCACTGAAAACGCCAAGAAGGCACTGGAAGCGCTCAGTGTCAGCACCGGCCCCGTCGGGCTTGGAATGGCTGCACTGGTGGCAGGTACGCTTGCGGCGGCTGCCGCCGTCGGGGTATTGATTTATGGCTACTACCAGGGTAGTAAAGAGGCTGACGAGTACAACAAGTCGCTGATACTGACTGGTAGCTATGCAGGTATGACTGCTGGGCGACTGGCTGATTTGGCCCAGCAGGTCAGCGCTACAAATGGTACGACTGGCGAGGCGGCGGCCACGCTTGCCAAGCTTGCGGGCAGCGGGGTGATTGCCGGTGATAGCTTTAAGGACATCGCTGATGCTGCGGCCGCAATGGAAGATGCAACTGGCAGGTCTGTCGATGCGACGATTGCCGAATTCGTCAAAATCGCCAAAGACCCTGTGGCCGCTGCCAAGGATCTCAACGATCAGTACCACTTCCTTACGGCGTCCGTTTACTCCCAGATCGTCGCGCTAAAGGAGCAGGGCGATCATATTGGTGCGGCCAAATTATTGACCGACACCTACGCCGATACAATCAACTCTCGATCTGGCCAGATTACCGACAACCTGGGCTTTATCGAAAAGGCATGGAAGGGAATCACTGACGAGGCGAAAAAGTCGCTCGATGCTGTTAAAAACTTTGGTCGTGATGCGGGATCATCGGAAAGAATAGCCGAGCTGACCAAGATCGTTGCCTATGGCCGAAGCGCGGTTGATGCTGATCCGGATGACACTGATGCCGCCAAAAAGCTTGCGGCTGCCGAGAAGGAGTTAAAAGCCCTTACCAAGCTGCGCGATACCAAGGAAAAAGAGGCTGTCGAGCAAGCGAAAACACAGGCCATTCAGGATAAAGCCCAGGATTCTCAACGCGCCTTCGACGCTCGCGAAAAGTCATTCCGCACTAACAAGCAGAAGCGTGATGAGGAGTTGAAGCAGCTTGATCGGGAGCTTGAGTCATTCCGTGCCGCCGACCCCAAGGACCCTAGGCTTGAGCAGTCGCGAATTGATCGGCAGAGAGCCAATATCAAGGCAAAGTTCAAAGACCCCAAGGCAGCATCTGCCGGCGCTGTCGATCTGACCGAGTTCAGTGCCTCTCAAAACGCCATCAAAACCATTCTGGCCGAGTACTCCAACGCCCAAAAAGAGCTGGATGCTCTGCAAAAGGCCGGCCTGGTTTCGCAGGAAGAGTACAGCTGGAAGCGCGCGGGTCTGATCGGTAATGAAAAGGACGAGATCACAGCCGCGTATGAGGCTGAGATTTCTGCGCTCGAGTCGGCCAAAGCCAGAAAAACTACTACAGCCGCTCAGGCTATCGAACTGGACAAGAAGATCGCCGACGCCAGGACCGATATGGTTAAGGCGCAGCAGGATGCTGACAGCCAGCTCAAGGTGCTGGAGATCAATCAGGAGGGACGTCTTAAAAAGCAGACCTTGGCGATCGACAGCTACATCGATGCACTGGCGCGGCAGAACCAAGCGCTACAGCAGGCCGGTCAGCGTGCGGCGGCAGGTGTTGGTCAAGGTGATCGGCAGAACGCACTCAATGGTGAACTCAACGGCATCGAAGACCGGGCCAACCAGCAACGACTGGATCTGGCACGGGACAAGGCTGACGCCGCGCGCAACATGAGCGCGGATGAGTACATCCAGAAACTGGCCGCGATCAACAAAAGCGAATCCGACCTCAAGGAAACCACCCTCAGCAACTACCAGGAAATGTCTGCTGCTCAAAGCGACTGGCGTAATGGTGCTACCTCGGCTTTCCAGAACTATCTGGACAGCGCCCGGGACGTTGCCGGCCAGACGAAGGCTCTCTTCAGCAACGCGTTCAACTCAATGGAAGAAGCAGTCGTCAATTTCGCCATGACCGGCAAGCTCTCGTTTGCTGACTTCACCAAGTCGATTCTGGCGGATATGGCTCGTATTGCTGCGCGGCAGACCGCCTCAGGGGTGTTGAGCGGTCTCATCGGTAGCGCATTTGGTTCGTACTTTGGAGGTGGCGGCTCAACCGTAGGCACATCGGGTTTCAGTGAGAATCTGGCTCCTGTGAGCTACGGCGGCGGCCGTGCCGCGGGTGGTGGCGTTGCGCCGAACACCTTGTATGAAGTGAACGAGAAGGGACCTGAGCTTTTTAACCAGGGTGGCAGGTCGTTCTTGATGACAGGTGCCGCGGGCGGCAGCGTGACACCTCTGAATGCTGGTGGTGGCCCAGGTATCGCTGCAATGAGCGGTGGTGGAGGAACCACGGTCAATCTAAGCCTGCCGATCATGGTGATGACCGATGAAGAGTCAGGCCGGCCGGAAGGTGCAGAACTCGACACCGAAGCTTTCCAGCGCAACATGCAGGAGCGGATGCGTACCGTAGCCAAGGAAGAAATTGCCAAATCTTGGCGTCAGGGCGGAGTCAGTAGCCGCAACGTAAAAGGATGATTTATGGCGATCGAAACCTTTATCTGGCAGAGCGAGAAAGGCGAGGGGGAGATCAGGCAGCGTGTTCGTACGAAGAAATTCGGCGATAACTACGAGCAGTCTGTTTCAGACGGGATAAACAACAAATCCCAGACCTGGCCGTTCATGCACACCGGCCCCAAAGAGAGGATCAAAGCCATCATGGCGTTTCTTGATCGACACCAAGGAGCAAAAGCTTTTCTCTGGACGCCGCCGCTTGGCGAGCTAGGTCTGTACAAGTGCAACGGCTACAAACCATCGCCCCGTGGCGGTCAGGTCTATTCCCTGTCGGCCACGTTTGAGCAAGCGTTTCACCCCTGAGGTAACCCCCAATGGCATTAATCACGGACATCCAGAAACTGGAGCCCGGCGGCGAAGTGCGCCTGTTTGAAATCGATGGCAGCGATTATGGCGCAGATATATTGCGCTTCCACGGGCATGCAATTCCGCACACCCCGGAAGAGTTGGCCGCTGCAGCCGACTCACTGGGCGATTTGCCGGCCAAGTCGATCTTCTGGCAAGGCAACGAGTACGCCGCTTGGCCGGTGAATATCGAAGGTATTGGTGCTGAGAGCGACGGCAGTGCGACGCGCCCGACCTTTGTCGCGGGTAATGTCAGCGGCCGGATCACAGCGCTTTGTCTGGCGTTCGAAGACTTGCTCAAGTTCAAACTCACTGTGCGCGAGACCTTGGCCCAGTACCTGGATGCGGAGAACTTCCCTGAGGGCAACCCGACTGCCGACCCGACTCAAGAGGCTCTGGAAGTCTGGTTTATCGACCAGAAGACCGGTGAGGACGGCGAGCAGGTGCAGTGGGATCTGTCCTCGCCGGGCGAGATCGACAACCACGGGTTGCCGGGCAGGCAAATGACGACGTTTTGCCACTGGGCCATGACAGGTGGCTATCGCGGGCCGGACTGCAGTTACACCGGCGGGCTGATGTTTGATGACGAAGACGTCCCGACCGACGACCCCAGCAAGGACATCTGCAAAGGCTGTCTGTCGTCCTGCAAATTGCGCTTCGGCGAAAACGAAGAGCTGCCCCACGGTGGATTCCCCGCTGTGTCCCTCATTGCCCGGAGCTGATCATGCGCAAATACATCCTGAGCGCGATACAGGCGCATGCGGCTGCCGAGTACCCGAAAGAGTGCTGCGGCCTGCTGCTGGCAATCGGGCGCAAACAGCAGTACTTCCCGTGTCGGAACATTGCCAGCGAGCCAAGCGAGGAGTTTCGTCTCGATCCCGAGGACTACGCAGCGGCGGAAGACTTGGGTGAGGTGATCGGCATTGTCCACTCTCACCCGGACGCTACCAGTCGGCCGTCACCGCATGATCTGGCCATGTGCGAGGCCACGGCCTTGCCTTGGCACATTCTGAGCTGGCCTGAGGGCGACTTGCGCACTAATACGCCGACCGGAAACACGCCGCTGCTAAGACGGCCGTTCGTTCATGGCGCCTGGGATTGCTGGCAGGTATGTGCGGATTGGTACAAGCGTGAGTGGGGGTTGGAGTTTGAAGATTTCAAGCGGAAGGACGGCTGGTGGGAGAGTGCGGACAACATCAGTTTGTACGAAGCCAATTACGAGGCGGCAGGTTTTGTTCGGGTCGACCGGCCACAGCGCGGCGATTTGATCGTTATGGAAATCGGGCGAACGGCTCACCCGAATCATGCGGGGATTTATCTCGGTGATGATCCGGAGCTGCCTGAAGAAGAGTCGGGCGTGTTCGGGGCAGGGCCGTTTTTGCTCCACCACCTGTATGGGCGCCCGTCTGAGGTGATCGTTTATGGCGGGCCTTGGCACGACCGAACAAGGATTATGCTCACATACCGAGGCTGGCCGTAAACAAGGCTCCCTTTAACTGATATGTAGGCTTCACTGATGGGTCTGTATCCACGTGAGAAAGAAAATCTGCAAACGCTAGGAGTTGTTCTTCATTGTTAGGAGTAAGGGATTGGTCAAGTGGTGCGAGAAAGCAACAAATAGCTCCTACGTCCAGTATTTCAGGTAGTGCTCCCTTGGCTGTGTATTGATTCATTTCTTTACGTATAGCAGACCGGATAACCGATGTTTGATGGGGGCCGCGATGAGAGTTACTCAATGCTTCTTTTAGAAAGTCGCCTTTGGGCATAATCTGTGCTTCTGCAGTGAATGAAGGCAGAATGCTACTACCTGCTTGAAAAAGGCGTTACTGGGGATCCATACAGCTTAGCGCTATTGGTTACATTTCTATGCATTATCAAGCTTTGATTGTGGCGCTTCGATGGTGTTAAATGCCCTCCTCGTGAACCATAGTGATCTACAGTGATCCTATAAAGGACACGAAGATGTGCGGTAAGGCATGCACGCCACTGATGATGTAAGCCTGTAACCTGCTAAATTTGCAGAATTTTTATACGCGGAGAGAAGTCATGTCTAAAGGCAATGTCGTCTCGTTTACCGAAAGAAAGGCGGAGCTTCAAGCCGGGATTGAGTTTCTGGATCTGCTTGACCAGGACATCAAGGATCATCCGGAGGTGATTCAGCCAATCCCTCGCGGCTTGCTACAGCGAATTCAAGCGATTCGCAATCATGCAGACGACAATCGTCGTCGCGAGCTTCAAGAAGGCTAAGCGTGACAGAAAGAACGATTCATATCGAGAACGGGTGGGCCCTTTATGCCCACCCGTTGTTCGTTTCGCGTCTGGAAGAAATCACCGCAGCCATCGAACGAGCCATTGCCAGCGACCCGGATGGATTTCATCACCATCCGGCTTACAAGCTTTTCGACGCAGTTACGTCAAATATTCTAATAAACGTGCCTTCCAATCCAGCGCATCCGTGTTACCGACAAGGTAAAACTTTGGGGCGTGATCTTTTGCACTGGTTCAGGGTAAAGAAGCAGGGAATGCCTCCCCGTTACCGCTTGTTCTTCCAGTTTAGGTCAGAAGCACCTAAAACTATCATCTATGCTTGGTTGAATGACGAAAGAACGATGCGTAAAGAGGGTGATAAAAAGGATGTCTACGCTGTTTTTACTGCAATGATCAGAGGTGGAAAAATGCCTAACTCATTCAATGAGTTGATGGCGGCATCTGACTCCCTGGAGTGCGAAAGTTCAATAACGGGCACTGAAGAAGAATGATTGGACTTGGATGAAGTACCACGTCAAAGCATCCGAAAGGGAACTGTGTAGAAAGCGGCTATCCGATCCTAAGTGAAGCGACGAAACGATAGATGAAAAGACGCGATCTTTTTGCCGAGCTGACGCAAGGCGTGAACGAGATGGGCGAACATCGCGAAGGGAAGATCACCCTTCGCCAGTACGAAGTGGAGGCGATGCCGGCTCCCGAGGTGACTGCTGCAGAGATCGTTTCTCTGCGTGAAAAGTTGCACATGTCCCAGCCAGTGTTTGCCCGGCAGATCAGAACCAGCCCGGACACACTGAAGAACTGGGAGCAGTCGAAGTCAAAGCCGAACGCCCAGGCTGCGTTGTTGATCAAGCTGGTTCAGCGCTTCCCGGATATGGTTGATCGGCTCAACGCTATTTAAGTTAATGCGTATTCCGAAGCCCAGCCCTCGCGCTGGGCTTTTTGCATTAGGAATAGCTGTCGTTCAGGCGAGGTGATGAGCAATAACCTGACTATATAGCCGCACTATGATTCTGGAGTGACGTCTACTCTGCCTCCTCGCGAGACGCAGGAGGCGGCGGGTGAAAAATCAAAATCCCAGCCTCAGTCAACCGGTCGGGCGTGATTCGCGACCTATTGACTCTGTTAAGAGCAGTTGTTTCCTGGGGAGTTAAAAGTACTAGGCGATAATTTTCCTGAATGAAGGAAATTATTCCTTCGTCTGTGATGTTGCTGGTTACTAGCCGGATCACTTCTTGAGCAAAAGCTCGTTGTGGCATTACATGTTCAACTAGCACCTTTTCCCCACGTTCTCTGGCGTGGTGAGCCTCAACACTGCACTCAGCTCTCAAATCTTTCTTCAGGCTGTTGGTATGTCTAAGGTAGGGGTATTTTACACGCTGACAAAGTATGTCGAGTATTCGTTCTACGGAGTGGATCGCGCCACCATTGTCAGTAAAGCCGGTAGCGATCGCTGAATTTCTTGCATCGATGAACAAACGTAGTGCGGGCAAGAGCATGGCTGGGTTGTATTTACCTTGCATAGTTCTTCGACCATCTGCGCACATTGAAAATGTTGGCGTCTCCTACCATATCTCTGCTCCGGCGTTCTGATATGACAAAGCCCACCTAAATGCTGGGCTTTCTGTGTTTGGTCGCTTGCTATCCGCGTTTCAAAGACACCATCGCATCCACAAAACGCTCAGCTTTCTTCTGTGTATCTACAAGAGAGCTGTTCATGACGTTCCCGCCAGTGCTCCGGGTCTGTACAACCCATCGGCCGCGCTTCGAGTAGAGGGCCACGCTACCGATTGAGTTGTAGTAAATACGAGTCTGAACGGCTTTCGACGATGTTCGTGAGCTACCTGCTGCTATCGCTACGCCACCGAGAGGGACTGCACTGGCAAAGCCGCTGGTGGTCGAAAGTATGCCGCTGCCGTAGCCGATGTACTCATCAGTAAACACAACCTGTTCCGGCCTGGTCTTGAGAGGTTGTTCCATCAGCACCTGCTCAATTACTGAGCGTGCCTGCTCTGGGCTGATCTTGGCCGGAGTGTACTCAACGACCTTTGACACGCATCCTGTGAGCAGAAGCATCAGTGCAGCTATTGCGAAGGGTCTCATCACAGGCTCCGTTATTGTTGGCGGGGCATTCTGCCATGACAGCGTTGCTGATGCTAAAGTCCCGCCAAATCAATTAAGGGAACGACATGCGAATTTTGATAGGCGCTCTAGTGGTGGGGCTGTTGGCGGGGTGTTCAACACCCGGCGATCTAAAGAGCGGGAAGCCGAGCATCAGCGCCGCATCCTCGAAAGCGCCGAAGCAGTATGCCCTCTGCGTCATGCCTAAATGGCAGGATGCCCGCACAGGAGCAGCGATGTCTGAAACCGAGACCGGCTACAGGCTGATCGTTGCTACCGACACGACCGCCGAGGAACTCCTCGAAGTTAATCGCTCTCAGACCGGGAGTAACGTGGTGCTCTACCAACGCTTGTCTTGGGCTCCCGGCTACGGTCGAGCAGCTATCGAGAAGGCGGTTCGTGACTGCCTGTAAGCGATCAACAACATCAAGCCGCCTTCGGGCGGTTTTTTATGGTCTGGAGAAAGCTATGTCGAAGCACGCCATGGAATACCAACCCCTTACAACCATCAAGCTATATGGTGCACTTCGTAAGTTTGGTCGAGAATTTAAGATCAGTGTCCGCTCACCCGCTGAGGCGGTAAAAGCCTTATGCGTTCAGGTTCCAGGCTTCGAGAGATTTCTCTCAAATGCCAAGTCCAGAGGAATGGAGTTCGCTATTTTCAGAGGGTCTAAAAACATCGATGAAAAGGAGCTGAGTTACAGTGGCAGCGGTGATATTCGCATTGCGCCGGTAATTACAGGCAGCAAGCGCGCTGGCGTACTACAAACAGTTGTTGGCGCTTTACTTATTGCTGCTTCGTTCTTCACCTTCTGGGCGCCGCCGGTAGCCGCCGGACTTTTCGCAACAGGGGTGGGCATGGTCGCTGGCGGCGTAATCCAAATGCTCAGCCCTCAGGCTGGTGGTCTCAAAACCAGCGCAGCCCCCGAAAATACTCCTGGCTACGCCTTCGGCAGCGCCAAAAACACCACGGCTTCCGGCAACCCAGTGTCTCTGTGCTACGGCCGCCGACGATGGGGTGGGGCAATCATCAGTGCCGCCATCTACGCCGAAGACCAGATATAGAAACTCACGAACACCGCACCGCCCATGAGGCGGTTTTTTATTGCCTGGAGAAAAGCATGGGCGCAGCACAGCTAATTGATATCCACGGTGCCAAGGGTGGATCAGATAAGCCAAAGACCCCGACTGAAGCCCCGGACAGCCTGCGCTCTATTGCCCTGGCGAAAATGCTAATTGCAGTGGGCGAGGGAGAGTTTGACGGGACGCCTACGGCCAAAAACATCTTTCTCGACAACACTCCGCTGCAGGACGAGCAAGGCAATCTCAATTTTCCGAATGTGAAGTGGGAGTGGCGCACCGGCTCCGTGGAGCAGCCCTACATCCCTGGGATACCTTCGGTTGAGAATGAGACCAGCCTGGGCATTGAGCTGCGTAGCGGCACGCCGTGGGTACGGGCTATCAGCAATATCCAACTTTCCGCTGTGCGTCTTCGCTTTGCTTGGCCGATGCTGCAGTCAATTGATGCCAACGGGAACATCAACGGCTACCGGATCGAATACAAGGTTGAGTTGGCCACGGATGGCGGCGCTTACACGCAGGTTCTGAGTGAGGCAGCAGACGGCAAGACCACCAGCACTTATGAACGTACTCGGCGTATTGATTTGCCCAAGGCGTCGAGCGGCTGGCTGCTGCGCGTTACTCGCATCACTGTGAACCAGAACAACAACAAAATCGCCGACACGATGCAGGTTGCCGGCTTCACCGAGGTTATCGATGCAAAGCTGCGCTACCCGAATACGGCGCTGCTCTACATAGAGTTTTCTGCCGAACAGTTCCGCAATATCCCGGCGATCACGATTGAATGTGATGCACGCAAAATGTCAGTGCCGAGCAATTACGATCCTCGCGCCAGGTCCTACATCGGAATCTGGGATGGCACCTTCAAACAGGCATGGACTGATAACCCGGTCTGGATGACCTACGACATTACCGTCAACGATCGTTTCGGTCTCGGCCGCCGGATCAAGCCGTGGCAGGTCGACAAGTGGGAGCTGTACCGCATCGCTCAGTACTGCGATCAGCTTGTGCCGGACGGCAAGGGCGGGATGGAGCCGCGGTTTGTCTGCAACCTGAACCTGCAAGGCAAAGCAGATGCCTGGACGCTGCTGCGGGACATCTCTGCGATTTACCGCGGCATGACCTACTGGGCGCAGGGCCAGGTCGTTTCGCTATCAGATATGCCCCGGGCAACCGACTTCGATTTTGCCTACACCCGGGCCAACGTCATTGATGGCAAGTTCACCTATGGCAGTGCCTCGGAACGCACACGCTACAGTCGCGCACTGATCAGCTACGACAACCCGGCCAACAACTACGACACCGACGTCACAGCTGTGACTGACAGCAAGCTACAGCGTCGCTATGGAGATAACCCGCTGGAAATAAGTGCCATAGGCTGTACTCGTGAGTCCGAGGCGCAGCGCCGAGGTAAATGGGCGCTGTTAACCAACGCCAAGGATCGGGCGGTGACGTTCAGAACAGGGCTGGCCGGGCGCATCCCGTTGCCGGGGTATGTGATCCCGATTGCTGACGAGTTGATCGCCGGTCGGCCAGTGGGCGGACTGGTGGCGGCGGTTGGCGGCAAGGTCATTACCCTGGACCGCGATACCTCGGCCAAACCCGGCGATCGCCTGATCCTCAACCTGCCCGACGGCAAGTGTGAAGGCCGCACGATTCAGCTGGTCAGTGTGCGCAAAGTTACGGTCACCACTGCGTACTCCGTCGCGCCTGAACCGGAACTGGTCTGGTGCCTGGACGCTGACGATCTCGCGGTACCGCTTTACCGGGTCACCAGCGTGTCGCGACCAGAGCCCGGCGTATTTGAAATCTCGGCCGTGCAGTATGACCCGAGCAAGTTCGCGCATATCGACACTGGCGCCCGACTGGAAGAACGCCCCATCAGCGTGATCCCGATCACCGTGGTGCCGGCGCCGGCCAGTGTCACACTGACGTCGAACTCGTCGATTGCTCAAGGCCTGGCAGTGACCACCATGACCATTGCCTGGGAGTCAGTGGCAGGTGCCGTCGCTTATGACGTTGAGTGGCGCAAGGACAGCGGAAACTGGATCACGGTGCAGCGCACGGGGTCGTCCAGTGTGGATGTCACCGGCATCTACGCGGGTGCTTATCTGGCCCGGGTGCGTGCGGTCAGCGCGTTCGATATCTCCTCGATCTGGAAGTCGTCGCAGCTGACTCACCTCAAAGGTAAAGAGGGCCTGCCACCGGCTGTCAGCTATTTGACCGCTCAGAGCAGGCTCTTTGAGATCGGGTTGAAGTGGGGCTTCCCGCCAGGTGCAGAAGACACCCAGCGGACCGAGATCTGGTACGGCCCGTCCAATAGCCTGGAAAGTGCCGCCAAGCTGTCGGATTTGGCCTACCCGCAAAATGATTACAGCCTGCAGAGTTTGACCGCGGGCGCGCAGTTCTTCTTCTGGGCGCGACTGGTGGATCGCACTGGCAATATTGGACCGTTTTACCCGGTCAAAGACGGGGTGATGGGTCAGGCCAGTGCTGAAGCGGGTCCGATTCTGGAGATGATCGCCGGCAAAATCGGCGAGACCGAGCTGGGCAAACACTTGCTCGACCGGCTTGAATTGATTGACGGTACCGGCCCAGGGTCTGTGAGTGACCGGCTTGATGCTGCCAAAAAGGAACTGGAAGACCTGATTGGCGAAATCACTGACGCGCTGGAGTACGACAACACCAAGTCCTATACCTCGGGCGAAGTAGTGCGCCTGGGCAATCGGCTGTTTCAGGCGATCGCAGCCACCACCGGCAATCCACCGCCCGACGCGACCTATTGGCTCGATATGGGCACGCTGGCCGAAACCACCAATGCCCTGGTGCTCCAGGTGCAGAAGAACTCGGCCAGCATCGTCGAACAGGACGGCAAGATAACGGCTCAGGCCGAGCAGCTCAGTGCGATCAACGCCAAGGTCACTGATCCGGAAACGGGACTTGAGGCCACTGCCGGCGGCTTGAGTTCTCTCAAGGGTACAGTTGAAACCCTCGATGGCAAGATCACGGCCACCGCAGAAAAGGTGGAGGGCGTGTACGCGTTTATCGACTCCGGCTCCGCAGGGGATGAGAGCGGCAGCGCCGGCGATGAGACTTCTTCAGCGGGTGTCTGGTCGATCATGTCCGCGATTGCCGAGCGTGACTTTGCTCAGTCAGTCAGGACAGACGTGGTTGAGGCCAAGGTAGGCCAGAACGCAGCGAGCATTATCGATGTTTCCACAGCAGCTGCAAACGCCACGTCAGCGATGGCGTCACGCGTAACTCAGCTAGACGCCAAAGTTGATAGCAATGCGGCGGCCTTCAAGTCTGAAACGACTGCGCTGGCTGATGCGGACAAGGCCCTGACGCAGAAAACGGATGCACTCCAGGCGGTAGCAGGGGAGAACACCGCTGCAGTTGAAACACTCAGCAAGGCTCAGGCAGACCTCGAAGGCAATCTTTCGACCATGTGGTCGGTAAAAATGCAGGTCAACGCGAATGGGCAACTGGTCACGGCGGGCATCGGGCTGGGGATCGAAACCAATGCTGAGGGTGTGACGCAGAGCCAGTTTCTGGTCAGTGCCGATCGCTTCGCAGTAGTTAGCGCTTTGGCGGGTGGTCAGGTGTTTACGCCGTTTGTGGTGCAGAACGGGCAGGTGTTTATGCAGTCGGCATTTATTCAGGACGGCACGATTACCAATGCCAAAATTGGTGAGTACATCAGCTCAATCAATTATGTACCTGGTATTTCTGGATGGAGATTGGATAAGGCAGGAGGGCTTGAGATTAACGGAGTCGTTGAGGGAGGTGGCCGGCTAACGATCAACAATAACGTGATTCAAGTATTTGATAGTGCAGGAACTCTGCGTGTGCGCATGGGGATATGGGGATGACGGCAGGTTTTCAATGCTTCAACGCGCAAGGGCAACTGATCGTCGATATCACGGATAACCTTCCTCGGTTCATTGGCTCAGTCTTCACCGGGACCGCCGTAGGCGCGTTTGCGATACCTGCGTTTGCGGGCGGGCGTGGTTTTGCCTACAGCACGGACACAACTGACACGTATCCAGGTGATGCGGTAAATCGGCCGATCTTTCAAGTCACTCCATCAGGAATATCGTGGTCGTGGGGAAGCGGCCCACCGATCCGGCGTCCGACGACCATTTTGTATGGAGTTTACTGATGGATGCGGGCCTCCAGATTTTCAATCAGAACAACAACCTACAGATTGACTCTGCGTATTCCAACTACGTGATGACGACCAAAGGATCTGCCGTGAGCAGGCCAAGGTCGCCTGATGCAGGCTATGGGGTCGATATCGCAAGTGGCAAGAAAAATAGCATCATCGCGATTCGTTCCGGCACATACGCGGCAGTGTTCAATAGCTTGGACCCTGCGGGCAACGTCGTTCACCGAGTAGTTACTGAAACAAATGGCGCGGCGTTGGATTACTGGATATTTGCAGCTGATCCGCCTGGAGATACTTCTTTTGGGCTTGAGGTCTATAACGCAGCTGGGGTCAGAGTATTTCAGTCAACAGCGAAGTATATGCGGCTGCTTAACTTCAGCACTGTTCCTGTGACTGCCGGTACCAGCGGAAGTATCGCGACCGCAGGCAAGAGCCCAGCATGGGTTTCGGCGTCATATTGCGCGCTGTGGGAGGGCGTAACTGTACCAAACCCCGGTGGCTCGCCCATATCTCGTGGGGTTTTGAGGACGCTGATGGGGAGAGGTGTCGTTGGCGGTGCTCAGTACCGGTCAGCGATCATATATGAGTTTGGAGCAAACCGAGGGACCTCCAACAATGCTTATGGGTCATTCTTTCTGGTCGATGTAGACAATCTTTAATGCCGTGAACTCGGCAACGCAGCCCGCCACTGAGCGGGCATTTTTTCGCCTGGAGAACAGCATGGCACGACAAGAAATCATCCTGGGTACGCCGCCCTCAGGGCTCGGTGGCGATCCGCCGCGAGTGGCCAGTCAGAAAATTAATCACATGACGCAGGAGCTCTATGACAATTTTTCAGTGATTGGGACGGCGGCTTCAGCTGATCTACAGACTAAAAATAATGACTTGGCCGCAGGCAAAGTTCTGGTCGTAGGCGCTGCCGGCTGGAATGGAGGGGCTGCAATAATTATGGGGTCTGGCACTGATCTTAACGCATTGGTTACTGCCGGTATTTATGCCCTAAACGGAACCTATACAAACGGTCCGCCCGGAACCTCAGCCGGTTATTACCCTCCGCTCTATGTCCGCATAACTGTACATGGGCAAGGGGCTTGGACCTTGCAGGAAGTATTCGGGATTACTGGAGATACGAGTGCTATTCGATATCAATCTGTTGGTGAGTGGGCACCATGGAGAGTCGTTTACACCTCTTCCAATGTCGCTGGCAGTATGTCGGCTGGCGCGATTATTGAGCGAGGAGATAACGCCAGTGGGAGCTACGTCAAGTTCGCCGACGGGACCATGATGACGTGGGGGCAACAGATCATTAACGCGACTGTTTTACCTGGGCAGGCCGTTGCATGGGATGTGGGCAGGCAGCCAATGCCATTTGTTGGTCAGCCTTCACACAAGATAGATATGGCATACATGCATGGCGCTAACGGTACAGGCGATGTCATTTACACCTGTATACAAACCTATGCCACCAGCGGTAGACCGATCGTTGCAGGAGTGAATATGGGCGTCCTGCCCAGCCTGTCCCACCCCAGCTTTACATATGGCACGGTGGTATCTGCATCTCACTTTGTGTACTTCCAGTCAGTCGGGCGGTGGAAATAATGAAAATAGAATTCTTTCCTCAGCGCCTCGATAACGTGTCGGTACTTTACGAAATCAAAGGCGAGTCAGTGGTTATTGCCAATGGCGAGGCATTCGACTTTTCAAAAGTAGAGGAGGGTGATTTCCTGCCCAGAGAAGCCATCAACTCCCCGTGGTTCATGGGCTCAGTAACGCGAGTGAACGGTGAACTGGCGCTGACTTTGTTGCTACCCAACCCCATCAACTACAGCCCGGAGCAAGCATTTCCGGCGCCCATTGTGGTCAAAAAAAGCGGTCCTTTAGTCCTGCCTCAGCCCCTCCCGAAACCCTTGCCCTTTGAGCCTGTGGAGCTTACTGATGAGTAACATTGACTGGTCAAAATTGCGTAAGGCGGCCGACATCAAAGCAGAAGCCGACGCGGCACGTTTAGCTCCCTTGATTGCTGCAGAGTCTGAGTGGGTAGAGCAGGAGCGTCAGTTCGTGGCCGAGCAGCTGGAAGCCATTGAGGATGGTGAAGAGGTCCCTGGCACGGAACGCGAGTGGCGTGATTACCGGATTCTGGTGCGAGCCTGGAAAGCCGGCGCAGATGGTTATCCTGATTCAAGCCTGCGACCAGCACGCCCAAGCTGATTGATCCGCAACATCGAACCCCGCCGAGTGCGGGTATTTTTTTGTCCGGAGAAAGCCATGTCCATCACTGTGCAGCAACTGCTGCAGATTCTTCCGAACGCCGGCCAAGTTGCCGGCGTTTTTACACCCCTACTAAACACCGCGATGGTGCGGTACCAGATCGTTGGCCCGAAGCGAATCGCAGCCTTCATCGCCCAGGTTGGCCACGAGTCAGGCCAGCTCAGGTATGTGAAAGAGATTTGGGGGCCAACCAAAGCACAGGCCCGCTACGAGGGACGTAGTGATCTGGGCAACAACCAGCCGGGCGACGGTTCGAAGTATCGCGGCAGAGGTCTGATCCAAATCACCGGCCGGGCTAATTACATGATGTGCAGCGAGGCGCTGGCACTGGACCTCATCAAGCAACCCGAGCTGCTGGAAAAACCACAGCACGCCTGCATGTCAGCAGCGTGGTTCTGGGATTCCAGAGGACTCAACACACTGGCCGACGCGAGGCAGTTCGACAAGATCACCCAGCGTATTAACGGTGGCCAGAACGGCGCGGCTGATCGGCAGGCGTTGTATGCCCAGGCATTGAAGGTGTTGGCGTGAAGGTTGAGGCGGTGAAGTGGGGAGGGGCGCTGCTGTTGATGTTCGGCTTAATGGCAGGCAGTGCCTGGGCCGCATGGGAGTGGCAAGCCAATACCTACGGCCAGAAGTTGGCCTCGCAGGAAACTGCACACCAGACCGTGCTCACCAACCTGGCCAACGCCAATTCCGCGCTGATTCTGGCGGAGCAGGACAAACGCATTGCCATGGAGCAATGGCTGGCAGCCAGCGACCAAGCCCATTACCGAGCCCTGACCAATGAACAAACCAAACAAGCACGCCTGCGTGATCGCCTTGCTACTGCTGACCTGCGGCTGTCAGTCCTACTCGACGCCACCGAGTCAGTTGGTCGTGACGGAGTGCAGGCCACCACCGGCGCCGGCGGCGTGGTTTATGGAGCCCATAGAGCCCAACTTGACCCAGCGCATGCTCAACGAATTATCGGAATCACCGGCGACGGCGATCAAGGACTGATCGCGCTGCAGGCCTGTCAGGCCTACGCGAGAGCAGTCGCACGATGAGCAACGCTAGTTAGTTCGTTCTTTTGCGCATTAAAGAGTGGCAAACTCCCTGCCGGCCGGGGAGGGTCGATCATGAAAACTGTAATGCTGTCTTTTTTGCTGATATTTATTGCCGGGTGCGCTAACCACCCACTGGACTGCGCAACGGGACTCATTGCCTGGGATGACTGCTTGCCAGGAACAAAAGGGTATGAAATTCGGCAACAGAGCTTGAAGAACCTGTCCGACGCCAAGGCAGGTAAAGACTATGTGGATGATGCCAAATGCCGTTCCTACGGAGCAGTACCTGGTAGCGATGCATATGTGAGCTGCCGCGTTCAGTTAGGTAAGTAATGGGGAACGCGTTAAGCGTGATCGAGGCGTGACTGCGTGATTTCACAGGTGTACGAGCGTGCGTAAATGAAACGGACAATATTGGGCATAATCGAAGCGGGAGAGCCATTGATCCAGCAGGCTATCGAAGCCATGCGTCACCATCGCGAGGCAGAAGTTGCAGGCAAATCTCCAGATGAATTGGCGCGGCTCCGCTTGTTGGCTGACTCGCTCTACCAGGCGGTTGTCGACTATCACCCCCGAGCGATTGCAGATGGATCGCAGGCACTGCATTAGAACTGTCTCACCCCACAGCCTCTGTGAGTTTTTACGTTAATGGCTTCAGCGGCCTGACCAGTTCGGGCCCTTGGTTTTTCACATTCCCCACCGCGTTTCCAACCGGGTACCACTCAAAGTCCTCAGTTGGCTGGCAACAGCTCAACACCAATTCTTCAGCGATTTTTTGATCGAGGTCGTTTCCCAACCACTCTCGCGCATGCTCGGGTGAGAACACCACGGGCCGTCGATCATGAATGTCGACCATCCCCTGATCACTGGCAGCAGTGATAATCACAAACCCATCCCCTTCATGAGGCTCCAGGCCCGTGTGAACTTCGGCCAACGCCGCGAAGAACATCGGCATCTGACTTTTCAGACGAATGAAGTAGGGCTGTTTCTTCTTGAGATCATCCGGATCCTTGACCCACTCATACCATCCATCAGCCATAACCAAGGCGCGGTCTTTGGGCCAGAGTTGTTTGAAGAACTTCCCGGTTGTGACTGTTTCCACTCTGGCGTTGATCGGGTCAGGGCGTTTGCCCTTGGCCCAAAACGGCGCCCAGCCCCAGTGGACGGGATCAATCCGCAGCCCCTCATCTGTGCTGTGAAGAATGCTTACGCGCGTGCCAGGAGCGACGTTGTAGCGACCTATGGGCTGATTGTCATACCCGCTCACGACGACCCGGTCAGGTGCCAACACCTCCAGATAATCAGAAATGCCCTGATACTGCACAAATCGTCCGCACAT